GAGGCGGATTGGCCGCCTTGCCCTTCACCTGTTCCACGAATTCGTCAATCGCACCGCCAAGCTGCCGACCGGCCCGGAAGCCCGAGGCGGTGAACTTCAGCATCTCGCCCGCGAACGGCGCGGTTTCCGGCTGCGTTGCCACCATCTGCCCCGCTTGCGCAATGAATTGGCTGACCGCCGTGATGAACTCAATCCGGCTTTGCTTTTCCTCGGCCTCGTTCGGCGCGATGGTCGAATCCGTCTCGATGTCCAGCATGAACGGGCGGGTTTTCTGGTTGGCCAGAAGCTCGCCGATCTGCTCAATCGTTACGACCTTGGACATATCCGGCGGAGGAGGTGCCTGTTGCCCCTGCTGCTGCGCCAGCGCCGCCTGTTGCCGCGCTTGCAGCATCTGCTGCTGCACCGTGGCCATGTCGGGAAGCTGCATCCCGGCCATCAGCGCAAGCTCCTGCACCGGCATCGTCTCGGCCATGATTTCGGCCTTGATGCTGATCACGTCATGCGCGACCCGCACCATCTCCGCTTGCCGTTCACGCACCCGAACCGAACCGTATTGCGCCTTCAGGTTTTGCGCCGTGGCCGTCTCGCTCGCCACCGTGCTGCCCCGCATGATGTCGGAAAGCCCGGTGATCTCGTAAACGTCCTGGATCAGTTGCTGGCGAAGCTGCACCAGCGCGGTAATCACGTCCGCCACTTCCTTCACGGGCAGCCAGATCACCGAATCCTTCAGGCTCGACCCTCCCAAGGCCGCAAGCGACGACACCGGCACCAGAATGGCCTTGTTGTCCGTCGCCTTCATCGCGGCTTCGATGGCTTCCCCGATTTCGGAAGCCCCGGAGGCGTAGAAGCCCTTCAGCCGCAGCGATTCCGACAGGGCCGCAATCCGGGCCGTCAGTTCGTTGATTTCGTCCAGCTGGTCCCGGTAATAGGCGTAGTCCGGCACCGGGCGCAGCGTGCGCGGCTCCAGCGTGGCATAGGCGGGCTTCGGGCAGGGGTAGAAGCCTTTCACGTCGATCAGCGGCGGCTGCTCGTCCAACGTCGTGTCATGGCCCTCCACGACCCAGCACACCATGCCTTCGGCCTTGTGCCAGATTTCCCAGACCTCGGCTTTCTTGCCGTTCGGGCGATAGTCGTTGCTTTGGCCGTCGTCTTTGCCCTTCACCTCGGCAAACTTGACCTTGCGCAGATCGGCTTCCGGGAACCGCTCCTCAAACTGCTTGCGCCCGAGGAAGGCGCGGCGGGCGACCCAGCCGACCTCGGACCACTTGCGGGCCGGTTCATGCACAAAGTCGCAGCGGTCCACGTGGATGCACTGGCCATTGTCCAGAACCCACGGAACCCCGCGACCGCCAAGCACCAGGTCATCGCGCACCAGCTTCAGCGTCTCGTGCAGATCGTCCGCCTCAACGTCATAGGCAAGGCAGCGTTGCAGCATTTCCGCCGCCTGACGCACGACCGGGCCGCTGTCCGAATGGCGCTGGTCCACGACGGGGCGCGGCGGGCGGCTGTAGATCGTGGGCCGCAGCACTTCCATGTTGGCCCAGAATATCTGGAATTCGCGGTCCTGCGACGTATCCGCCAGCACCTTCAGGTTGGCGTATTTCTTCTCGATGGACTCAACGCGGCCTTCCCATTCGGAAAAGGCGCGCTGCGCTTCCTTGATCTGGTCGAGGTAAGGCTTTGCCGCCTTCGGTTCCCGCTTGGGTTCCGGCGCTTCTGCCTCGTATGCGGTGTCGGCTTCGGTCATATGCGCGATCTCTTTTCACCGCTTGTCGGAGGCGGGCCGATCCAGACTTGGCCGGGCGCGGGCTTGGCTTTCTCGGCAATCCGGGTCAGCACCAGATCGCGGTAGCCCATCGCGGCATAACGCAGCGCGTCCGCCGTGTGGCTTGTCCAGTCATGGCGGGGCGTCTTCTTGAACACCTTCGCCTTTTCGTCAAAATCCGTCCGATACTGCCGAAGGGCTTCGATCCCTTCCTTGCACCGGCTGGCTATCCACATGCGCGGGAACAACTGCCGCACGGCGTTGATGCCGTCGTCTACCTGGTGCACTGGCAGAAGCTGCGGGTTGCGGCCCATGCCTGCCAGCGTCTCCAGCCGCGTCCGCCCCGTGCCAAGCTCGCGAACCCTTGCGTCGTGCGGCACGTAATCCGCCTTGACCCGGTAGCCCCGCGCGTTCAGTTCCGCGACGTAGTGAGGCAGCGGCTTGCCGTGGTCCTCGATGTGGTCAACCAGCCGCATTCCGTCCGGCGCGGCTTGGAACACCCAGATCGCCGTACTGTCGCCAATGCCGAGGTCCCACGCGGTGTAGATCGGCAGGGCCGGATCGGCGTCGAAGTCCAGCACGCGGCCTTGCGCTTCCGCATCGGCCAAGAGGCTGGCGTAGTAAGCGCCCTGAATCGCCGCGTCGAAGCTGCATTCGAATTCCTGGGCATACTGCTCAGGCGTCATCATCGCCCTAGCGTCGGCCAGTTCTTCTTCCGCAACCAAGCCGCTTTCGCTGGCCTTCAACACCATGGAAAACCAGTCAGGCGAGGCTTCCGCGTGCTGGTGCACTTCGAAGAAGTTGTTCCTGCCCTTGGGCGTCCCGATGAAGGTTGCGCTGCCCTTGCGGTCGGAAAGCGCGGGCCGGATCACCTCGGGCCACACGCGCGGGTCCATGTCGCCGTATTCGTCCAGGATCACGCCATCAAGGTAGATGCCGCGCATCCGGTCATAGTTGTCTGCCCCGTAGAGCCTGACCCGTGCCCCGTTTGGAAAGTCCAGCCGCAACTCGCTTTCGTTCGGTTGTGCGCCGGGGATCATGCCGCCGAATTGCTTCACGTAGGTCCAGGCCACGTCTTTCGCCTGGGCATAGAAGGGCGCGATGTATGCAAAGCGCCCGTTGGGCTTCTCGCACCGCAGCGCCGCGTCGATCAGGTCCATGACGCAGGCGACCGTCTTGCCTGCCCGGCGGTGAGCCACAACGCAGCCCCAGCGTTGGCGGCGCATGTGGAACGGGATGAAGGCGTTGCGGGCGGTGTAGCCGAGGTCAATCCTCTGAACGCGGGACACCAGTCAGAACCTGCATGACGAGGGGGTTTTCCTTGTCGCCCGCCACCTGCATGGGAAGCACCTTGCCGATCAGTGCAAGGAATGACGCGGGGTTTGCCGTTGCCTGCGCTGTCAGGTAGCCCACGGTTCCGCCTTCGCCGCCCGCAGCTTCTGCGGCCTCAAGGATTGCGCGCTTGATGTCCGCCGTGATCTTGTTCTGGGAGCCCTTGGGGCGTCCTTTGCCCGCGTTACCCCTATTTGTCCCTAGTTTAGGCTCCATGCGTCAGTCGCGCCGGTCTGAGCGGTCGCGCCTCCAATGAGGAACGCCCGCGCTTGGCGGGCTTCTTGCTGATGTTTGGGCAATGCGTTGCCACCGGGGTCACCGCTGTTTCAGGCGACCGGGACGGCGGCTTATTGATCCGGCGATTGCTTCCGGTTCGTGGCGCGTGGCGGAAAGGTAACGCATTCAGACCTTTCGCGCAAGACTCTTGATGCTGGCCTTCACGCGCCCGCCGAAGGGCAGGTTCAGCCAAGCCTCGTCCCCGGTGATCCTCGTAACCTCGACTGCAAGTCCAGCCAGCGGGCCTGCAATGATTTCGGCGGTGTCGCCTTCCCGAACGCGCATCATCTCAGCCTTGGCGGCGGCAAGGCGTTCGGCCTCAACGGTCAGCCCCTGCAAGTGCCGGATCACGTCTGGGTGGATAGCCACGGGCCGCGCGCCTTGGGTCATGATGCCCGATATGATCCGCCGGGCCTTCAGGACGTGCCATTGCGGCTGGTGACGGAATTGCACGTAGAGGTGGCCAGGTATGTGCGGACGCTCCCATTCGACGTGTTCCTTGCGGAAGCGGTCCCATCTTTTCTGGCCCCATGAGGGGTAGAAGGCGAAGATGTCGCGGGCGCGGAAGTAGGCTCTGGCCTTGGCTTCGCATTGCGGCGGCACCAAGACGCAGTGCCAGACCGGCGGCATATCGGGGCCTGTGGTGATCTGTGGCACGTTTGCGGGCGGCAAGGTTTGCCCGATCCGGTAGGTCATGCTTGCTGCCTCATGTTTCAGGAGCGCCCCGTAGAGCGGCCTTTCGTTGTTCTGGCCTCCAACCACTGCGAAAGCGGCGAGAGGGGCCGTGGCGGCGATCTGTGGGGCTGTGGGGGTCATCCCCGCACCTCCGCCTGGATGGCTTCCACGATTGCGCCGATGGGGCTTGCCGGGGCGTCGCCGTCGCCCCACGTCAGCGGGACGCGGCCAAGGGACTTGCCGAGGTCGGCGGGGCTGATCCCGTGCTGTAGGGCTATGCTGATAACCACGCAGGCGTCAGCGAGCGTTGCGGCCATCTGCCCGCCGCGCGGCGTGTCGGCAAAGACTTCGGCGCATTGGCCGGTGGCGGGGTCAAAGCCCACGGTGACGGTGAAGGCGTGGC